AATTTCATATTGTTTCTTTTATTATAAATACTGTTATAAACTAAAAAAGAGGCCCGTAGAGCCTCTTTTTAGTTAATTGTATATGTTGATATTAAATATCATCAAATGATGCACCAGTGTTCATGATATTAAACTCTACGCAGATGAACTCTAACGCTCTAGTTGGTTTGATGAAAATTCTTCCACAAAGTTCATTTCTGTCTCTTGCTTCTGGGTCATCGTCTAACACTACTCTAAAGTCTGTAAGACCTCTTTCACTTCTGATGTTATCCAAGATTGGATTAACAAGAGATAAGAATTGGTTTCTTACAATATCATCGTTTTGTTCGAATAAAAGTCTGATAGATACAGCAGAAATAAGTTTTCTAGCTTGTAATAAAAGTCTTCTAACGTTAATTCTATCAAGAGCACTTTCTTTAATCTGTAAAGTCTTATTACCCCAAATCTTAATACCTTCTGTTGTGAAAGTAGCGATAGGGTTAATTCTAGATTCATAAAGTGTATCCCTCATAGCTTGAGTCAATTTGATTCTCGCCTTGATAGCTGATACGTCACCTCTTTGTACCCCAGCAACTGCAAACCATGGGAATGCGATATTATCGGTTAAAGCGATGTTTCTTACTACGTCTCTTGTTGGTGGAACGTAGATGTATTGATTATTTTCAGAGTCATTGATTTGAATCCAAGGCCAGTAAGTTGCAGTATAGTTACTGTCAAACATATCGTCTAATGAATCCGCAGCATCTTCTGGTAATAATACGTCACCAGCAGAATCTGTATCTGGAGTTGTAACGATGTAAATCGAATCCGCTCTATCTTGCTCAATCATCTCGATAGTTTCTTCTACTAAGTTTGTGTTATCGAATGTGTCAATACCTGGAGTTGCAAACACATTAATGTTAACAGCCTCTGGGTTATTGAACGTCCAAATACCTTCTAAGTATGCATAGTAATCAGAATTGATTCCTGTGTCACCATTAGTAAGTGCTCTGTTTTGGAAGACACCATTTAAAAGACCAGCTTGGCCTCTTGTACCATTGATAATATAATTATCTTTGTTTGTTCTTCTAGTTCTGTAAACGTCCCATCCATCAAAACCACCGTAAGGTGCGAATGTGAACTTTCTAGCGTAAACCTTCTCGTAAGGTGTACCATCAACACCAGCATCACTCCTAAATTCAGCATTACCTGTATCGAATAAGTAAATTGGAGAGTAAGTACCACCAGTATTATCTATCACTATCTCAACATTATCAATTGTTGCACCAGTAGCATCGATATCCATGTGGAACCCTTGCGTTAAACCAGTCCATTGGTTAATGTTAGAAGCAGCTGGAACACCTTTGTAATCGAAGAAATCTTGGTCAATTCCAACAGTATCAGAAAGTCCTAAGTAAATCTTACGTTTATTATCAAATGTACCGTAAGCAGTATTGTATTCTAAATCTGGCATAGATACAGGTCCGTTTCCAAGAGAATAATCTCTCATTGGGTATCCTATAAATCCAGCTGGGAATGCATCAGAAGTATCAGACTCTTCTTCTAACTCAACTAACACGTAGTTTGATTTAGATGGGAAGTCACCGTTAAGTGTACCAAGTTTCTTTCCAATATATCCATTAGATGCTGGGTCCATTGTACATTTAGAGAATTTCTCTAAAATACTTGGTTTAGCATCAGTATCATTATAGTTTCTAACAACAACATCAAACTCTTTATCATCTGGTTTAATATTAGTAATAGAGATTTTAAATTCTTTATTAGCAGTATTACCATCAGAGATAGTGTGAAGTCTAAATAATCTAAGTAAGTTTGTACCTCTAAGTTCAGATACAACCCACGGAGTTATAGCGTTAGCATATTCATATTTGTAATCATCAAATGCATCACCGTACTCGATAAGAGTTTGGTTTATACCTCTAATTTTACCTAACTCATTTGAATCAGTAAACATGTCTAAGAAGAATTCCTCTACGAATACCGCAGTGTCACCATCTTGTGCTGCACATCCTAATACTCTCTTAAGGTAGTTTTTCTTAGTTCTATCTAAAGATAAAGAATAAGATACAACACCTTGAGTTGTACTTGTAGCAGTAAGTGTGAAGTTTCCTAATGGAGCCTCTTCTGCACTTGTAACAGTAGAATCAAATCCAATATCACTTGTTCCAGATACTTGGAAGTTAAGAGATTCATTACCATCGTATTTACCTCTTGACCTAAGTAAAGCAACTACTTGGTTTTCAACATCACTATATCCAGCACCAGAGTAAGTAATAGATGTACCAGTTGCAGTACCATTGTATGTGGTTCCTGTATTGTTTACGAAATCAACGTAAAGGTTGAAAGAAGAACCAGTGAATGTATTTGTTCCAGATGGGTCCTTGTAGAAAACAGTATCAATCGTTGCAGTCGCACCAGTAGCAGCAGTTGCTAAGAATGCAAATTGAGCATCTAACTCACCTTCATCGTACAATGCTTGAATAGCTGGGTCAGAAGACACAACATTCGTTACAGTACTAGCAGTTGTTGCTGTGTATGAAATTATTGGTGAATACGTTGTTGCAGTTACAGTTGTTGCAGACGTTGATTCGTCTAAAGCAGCATCGATTGTAATACCCCATGATAAACCAGCATCATAACCAGAGAATCCAAGAACTCTAGAAACGAATAATTGATTTGATTGTGATAAATATGATTTAGCGATGTAAGGTAACTCATATGCTGGTGCACCTGTGTCTTTTACTTTGGAAGCGTTTTGCCCACCGAAGAACGATGTAAATTCATCGTAATTGCTAACGAAGATTGGTTGGAATGCTGGACCTTTTACCGTCTCACCAACTAATCCTAATGTTGTAACACCTACTTGACGTGTTACGTACGATAAGTCTTTCTCTGATGTGTAAACACCTGGACTTACGAATACTCTGTTTGTTGAAGCCATTATTTTCTAATTTTGTTTAAATTTTTATTATTAACGTTGTTGTCGTTTCTTATAAATATGTTTCTAAACTTCAAAAAATTTGTTATGGAGTAGAATACTCCATAATTAGTATGATTTTTTTCTACCTTTTATCATACTTATATATAAAACAACTATGAAACGTAGTAAAAACCTTAAAATAACACCCACAACCCACAAAATATTAAAAGACTATTGTGAAGAAAATGGTTTAAAAATGTTTGCCTTTGTCGAAAAGCTAATCAAAGACCAATGTAAAAAACCTACTGACCTTTACGGGGAGTCATAATATCTTTTATCAATTTAGCCTTTTTACCTTTAACCATTTCATATGATTTGAAGTTCTTCTTCTTAGCACATTCATATCCTTCATCCCACCAACCTGTCATAATTTCTTTATCAAATATAAGACTATTATTAGTTAATTTTCTTGGAGTATAATAAAAATTAATTAAGATATCTTTATCTTTAGCTTTTAATTTCCCAATCTGTACATCATCTTTGGACAACTCCGCATGCATCATATCTATCTCAGCTAGTATACCATGAAATAAATTTCTCATATACTCAACCTCAAATTTTGGGGTCTCTTCTCTTAATATTATTACATCAATATCCGTTGCACCCCTATTTATTGCTTCTTGAATTGGTGTTGTCTCAAGGATTCCACCATCAATATATTGGTAATCAGTTTTAAATACTGGACTCATGAACGGATATGCACTACAAGAAGCCTGTGTCCAATCACAAAAATCATCATATCCCCAATTTAATGATGATTTGTATTCAACTTGTTTAAGTGTTGCATTTACAACACATACAACTAACTCTTTCTCTAATTCCTCTTTAACTCTAAGAAATTCCTTTTGAGACATAAATTTTTTAATTAAACCATTAAGATTACTAGAATCACCAAACGAAATTGCCCCATCTTTTTTATCTAATCTAATCCAAGGGAATTTATCTTGTTTAACTAAATGAAATGTTGGTGCTAAATTTCTAATAACATTCCACCAATTTAATTCAGTTTTAATTTTACCATTCTTATTGGTAACAACTTTGAAAGGGTTAACCTTCCAAATATCATCATTATTAACGGTTGTGTAACCTTCTTTTAATTTTTCAATATTACCAGTTGAAGCAATCAATTGTATTAAAGTTCCAGTTGATGATGATACATACATATCATAATTTCTTTTCTGTTTAGTAACTAAATAATCTACTATACCACCAGCGAATGCCCCTTTAGAACCACCACCACTTATCACAATTGCTTTCTTCATTATTTATTAATTTTATTGTGGGTTCAATGCGTTAATTATGAACATCCTTATTGTTATAGTATCATTAGTACCTGGTACAAAGTTATCTAACCTTGTGTATGTGTGCACACTTATCTCTTGTATTAATTGACATGCTTTACCATCAGTATCAACTTTAGTTCCATATTCATAATATCCAGATATTGCTGAATTGATATCTTTTAAGAATGGTATTGCATCAGACTCAGCTGAATTAACATCATTCAAATCTGGTGATGTTATAATAAATAGACCAACTGATTTTATTAACAAATCATTAATAAGATTTTTCCTTCTTCTTCTCGCTTCATCTCTAGCTACCATTGGTTCATAATAT